TCGGATAGGCTTTTTTCAACCGTCGGCGAATGAAACTGATGGCTTTCACCCCTTCCAGCGTTTGAGCCACCTTTTGAGACGCCATCTCCCATCGCCCCCTCGCAACAAAATGTGCGGTTTAAATCTGCCACGAAAGTGGGGAAAGGGAAAATAACCCCAAATTAGCCCAAAACCCGCCTTTTCCCTAACCTTCCTGCACCGCTAACCACATTCCAATATGTCACAAGGTTGCGGGGTTGTAAATGGCGGGTTTCAGATTATCGTAATATCCGCCCGTGAGGGTGACAACTTAGCGGCTTCAAAGACCGCCCATAGCAGCGCAAAGACGGTGTCGTCGTGCTTGCCTTGCCCCGCCCGAAACTTTCCGCTACTGGTGCGCTCTAAGGCGAGCAATTCCTCAATCAGAAGGTCATGGCGGGGGATGATAATCTTACCTTGCTCAAACGCCATAATCAGCACAGGGAAGGCTGCAAGTTGGGCTTCCCTCGTTGCGTGCTCTAACTTGGCGGGCAACCCTCGTTGCTTGCACCAAGCATAGAGGTCATAGGCTTGGTAGGTTTCCAACACGACGCTCGTTAGCGAGTATTTGCTGGTGACTTGCATTAGCCACGCCTTGATTTCCTCTGCCACACCTGTCGGAAAAACCTTCAAATCCACTACAAGCAACCTTTCCCGCCCGTCTTCGGTCAAACAGTTAGCGACTACGCAGCCAACGGTGTGGTCGCCGTGCTTGCTGTGAGGCAGCGCTCGGTCAACCGCAGCGGTAAACACGAAGCCCACGACTTTCTCGCCCAACACTTCCTCAATGCGCTCCATAGGCAACGGCAGCGGGTAGTCTCTAATCGCTGTTTTGACTAACTCGGGGCTAAAGATTTTCTCGCCCGCAACGCCCCACTCGTTTAAGTGATACTGACGAAATAGAAACTCGGGCATTTGCTTGCGCCTTTCCTCAAGCCATTCGCGGGTGATAAACGGGTGCTCGTCGTAAATCTCAGCGCTGTGATAGATAAACCGCAACCGCTCTTTCTCCGCCTCGCCTTCCAAATGCCTCAGGTAGAGCCTATGTAGCAAGTGCCCGTGCTCCGAAGCGGTAGAAGTAATCAACACCTTAGCGTCTTCTTTCTCGGTTTGGCTCATAGCGATTTGCACGACTTCCTCGTCGTCAATTAGCGCCAACTCGTCAATGATTAGCAAGTCAGTCGCAATTCCCGCAACCGCTTCCACAGTGCACGGCACGGCTCTAATCACGCTTCCGTTTCTGAATTCAACCTTGTTTTGCGCCAGCGTAGCAACTTCAGCGGTAACTTGGTCGCTGACCCGACAAAACTGGCGCACATATTTGAATGTCACGCTACTTGCGTGCTTTTCCGAAGTGCTCAAGACGACGACGGTAGCGCCCATGCGTGCTAATGCCCAATAGACCGCCACTATTGCGCTGAAAAGCGATTTACCCACCCTTTTGGGCACACAAATGACGACGACCTTCCAGCGGGGGTCTTCAACTTCCCGCAGCCAGCGCCGTTGGTAGGGCGTTAGTTTAACCCGTTGCTTGCGGTTGTTTTCAAAGACAAAAAGGCAGTCTTCAGCGAAATCGGCTATGCTGGTGTAGCGGGAGAAGTCAATTCGGGGGGCTTCAATCTTGACCTTCCGCTTAGCAGCCAAAACTATCACCCCCTCGCCTCGCCGCCGCTATCTTCTTCCTTTTCGCCGTTACCTTTCCCCAACTTCTCAACCTTAATGTTGCCGATTTGCAGAAATTTGAGGGGCGACGGGGCTAACAAAGCGATAGCCGCTATGGTCGCCGACAACGCCACACCATCTATGCCCTTCAACAAGGCTACTATCTCAAGCCCGACAATAGCCGTAATCGCATAAATCAACAAAAACAGTTTCGCCCGCTCAGACATTTTCGTCAATCACCAACCTCACTTAGCGGGGCGCAAGTGTTGTTGGTGATTGGCATGTTGAAGAAACTGCGGGAAATCGTGCAAAAGTGGCTTTACCGAGACGCAGCGGGGGATGTCTACTTCTTTGAGACCGACACGCCTAAAAGCCCACTTAACGACATTATCCGCAACCCAATCGTGCGGGCTGCCTTAAGTCGCATCAGCAACTCAGCCGCTTCTGTGCCTTTGTTGGTCTACAACGGCGAATTTGAGTTAAACGAAGACGACCCCAACTTCGGGCACTTAGCCAAATCGGTCGCCGTCGGAATGAGCAACAACGACTTTACCGCCACGACCGCAACCGACCTAATCGTCTTCGGAAACTCCTACTGGCTTATCCGCAAAGTCGGGCGACGCTACCTCGGGCTTGATTACATTCACCCGAGCAACATTAGTTTCAGCCTTGACGGGAAAGAAGCCCAAGTGATGACTGCCGACAAAGTTATCAACCTATCGGTTGACGACATCGTGCACTTCAAGTTGACCGACCCAACCGACCCGAGGTCGCAAGGTTTATCGCTCCTTTACTCCATCCAAAACGCCGTCACGCTCATCAACGAGTGCGACAGGTTGCTGGCGGAATACCTCTTTCACGGCGCACAACCGCTCACAATTCTCATCACCAAGTCGTCGTTGCCCGAAATGGTCAAGCAGCGCATAATTGAGCGCATTCAGTCAAGGCACGGGCGGGGTCAAAGATTTAAGTGGCTACTCCTTGAAGGCTCGGATTACGAGACCAAAACGATTGACACTTCCTTCAAGGCGGGCGACTTAGTTGAAATGCGCCGAATTCTGCGTGAGGAAATCTTAGCCTGCCTGAATGTGCCACCCGCCGTCGTCGGGATTTACGAATATGCCAACTACGCTAACGCTCGGGAGCAAACGAAAATCTTCTGGCGGGAAACCATAATCCCGCTCCTTCGTCTGATTGAGGAAACGCTTAATATGCAGTTTTTCCCGAAGGTCAATCCGCAACTTTGGTGCGCCTATGACCTTAGCCAAGTTGAAGCGCTCAAAGAAAACATTGCCGAAGTCGCCAATTCGCTGGGTAACCTTGTTGACCGAGGCATTATCACCATTAATGAAGCCCGTGAGGTGTTAGGTTTCCAAGACCCGCTGTCGTGGGGCGACGCTTGGTGGGGCAACCTCAATATCGTGCCTATCGCACAACAAAAGCCACAGCAAAAATCGGCGACGACCGACGAATTGATTGTCGTCACCAAGCGAATTCCACGCACTTACAAAGAAATGTGGCTCAAATTCCTGCGGCTGCACGATAGATATGAGCGCCATGTGCGGGAAGCCGTCAAGGATTACGCTCAATCGTTGCGCCGACGCCTTAAATCCGACCTTAACGCCTACTTCCGCAAAGACATAACCGACTTTCTCTTTAACCTTGAAGAAGAAGCCGAAGAATTGGCGAAAGTTTTGTTGCCCGCCTTAGAGGATATTCTCCGAGACACGCCAAAAGCCTTCGGCGTTGAAGTAGACCCGATAATCTATGAAGCTAAGGTTAAGGCTCGGCTAATGGGCTTCAAGCGACGAATTCGCTGGATTACCGAGACGACTTGGGAGCAACTCAAAATCAAACTTGGCGACGCCTTAGCCGAAGGCGGGGGTTGGAGCGACTTGATTGGGGCGGTTGAGGAAGTTTTGGGCGACTTAGAGACTTGGCGTGCCGAGCGAATTGCCCGCACGGAAACGACCGCAGCGCTCAACTTGGGCTATGAGGAAAGCCTTAAGGCTGTCGGCGTCAAACGCAAAATGTGGGTTACCGCCCATGACGAGCGGGTTAGAGATAGTCACAGAGACATGGAAGGCGTCGTTGTTGACTTAGACGACTACTTCGTGTTGCCGTCGGGCGTTAGGCTTCGTTTCCCGTGCGACCCTGAGGGTGCGCCCGACGAAGTTATCAATTGCAGGTGCACAATCGTGCCTGTAGATTGACGGTTGGTGAGCCAGAGTGAAGGTTGAAGTTTTCTCGTGTCGCTTCTGTGGTGAGGAAATAGCCTTAATGATTTGGCTTGGTGACAACGAAAACATTCTGCGGGCGCAGGAAGTCGCTGTGTTAGTAGACTTACCCACTGTCGCCTGCAAAGCCGACCGCTACTTCGTCGTTTATCCCGACCTGCGTGAAATTCCCGAAACCAGTGTAGACGACTACCTATGCGACTGCTACTTCAAACACAATTGTGACTGGTGGGGGCGACGCAGTGTTGACGACGCCTAAGCCCAAAGTGGCTGGCGTCGGAAGCGGGTGCAACTCCCGCCGCCTCCACCTTGCGCAAGTGTGAATGGTGGGTAGGCATGAAAGACATGCTCTATCTCGTTACGAGGCAGATTGAAACCGATAGTGGCGGGGAAATCTACTCGGGTATAGCCACGACGGCGGTTAAAGACAGGCTCAACGAAATCGTCAACCCGAAGGGCTGCCTTAACCTTCAAGACTACCTCGCCAATCCCGTGCTCCTTTGGCAACACGACCCCAACCGCCCTATCGGTAAGGTCGTGAATGTTGAAGTCTCCGACGACGCAATCAAGGTGCAATTCGTTTTCGCTTCCACGCAGTTTGCACAGGAAATCAAACAACTCGTAGACGAAGGCATCGTGCGGGGTCTTAGCATTGGTTTCATTCCCCGCAGAATTGAAGGCAACACCTATGTTGAGTGGGAGTGGATTGAAACTTCGGTTGTGACACTCCCAGCAAATCCGCAAGCATTGATACAAAAGGAAGGTGATGGCGACATGGAGTTAGTGAAAAAGGGCATCGTGCCCGACAGTGACGCCGAGTTTCCGCTCTACGAGGATTTTGAGCGGGAGTGGGATGCTGACGAAAGTGAGAAAAGGTGGCGCAAGTATGTCGGCGTGGAAACTAACGAGGATTTGCAAGACAAGGAAAAACAGCGTCGCTACGCCAAACGCTTCTTCTGGGCTGATGACGAAAGGCTTGATACCTTCGGCGCTTACAAACTCCCGCATGTTGATGTGATTGACGGCAAACCTTATGCGATTTGGCGTGGTGTTGTGGCTGCTATGGCGGCGTTGCTTGGGGCAAGGGGCGGGGTTGATATTCCCGAAGCGGATAGGGAGAAAGTCTATCGGGCGATTGCCAAGTATTACAAGAAGGCGGATAAAGAGCCGCCAGAATTCAAATCCTACACGCCTGAGGAATTGGAGTTGATTGAGGCGTGCGGGTGGGAAAACCCGCTCGCTTACATTCGCAAATCGCTTGAGCAATTGCGCTCCGAGTTAGAGCGAGCGCTTTGCAAGTGAATAAGGAGGTGCTTAACGCATGAAAGAAGTGTTGCAAGAAGTCGAGAAGACGCTTAACATCGTTTCCAACTTCGCAGACAAGGTAGCGGCGACCGAGCGCATGGTCAAGGCGCTTGAAGAGCGGGTCGCCAATGTTGAGGAAGTCTTGTCTAAGGGTGTCGGCGGGCGTGCTCGCATTGAGGTTGAAGGCAACACGGCGCAGGAAAGGTTTGAAAACTTCCTTTTGATGCGGGCGACCGACGAGCAAATTGCGAAGTGGCAAGACCTCGCCGACGCCTATACCGTCTTCGCCTCCATTAGGCGGTTGCGCCACTTGCCTACCGAAGGGTGGTTGGAGCGCCGCTTCGTTGAAGTGACGAAGGCGGTGACGGGTAGCGAATTGACCAACTACATCCCCACGACCTTCTCCAACCGAGTGTTGCAACTCATCCGCTTGCAGCCGAGCCTCGCCCAATTGCTGCCTCAAGTTGACATGCCCAGCCAGACCTACAAAATCCCCTTGTCTATCTCGGGCATTAGCGTCGTTTATGTTGCGCCCGCCACTTCGGTCACTCTTAGCAACGCTTCTGCGCAGGGCTTGACGCTTGATGCAAAGAAACTGGCTGCGGGCGTTGAGGTCGCCGACGAGGTTTCCGAAGACAGCATCGTGGCGATTATGCCTGAGTTTCAAGCAGCGTTGGCGCAAGCCTTCGCTGAGGCGTTGGAGAATGCCATCGTGAATGGCGACACCGCCAGCGATGACCACCTACTCAAGGTTTGGGATGGCATTTTGAAGCGGGCTCACCAGCTTGATGTTGATACTTTCTCTGCGCAACACATTCAGCAAGCCTGCGCCGCTATGGGCAAGTTGGGCATCAACCCCAACGAGGTCGTCGTTGTCGTCAATCCCGCCAAGTTTGCCGAAATGGTCGGTTGGGCTGAGGTTAGCACGGTTGACAAGTATGGCGCTCAAGCGACTATCCTGACTGGCGAATTGGCTAAGATTTACGGGAAGCCTGTCGTTGTGAGCGCCTTCGTGCCTGACGATGTGCACGCTTTGGTCTTCAACCGCCGAGCCTTCCTGCTTGGCATGCGGCGTGGCTTGCGAGTTGAAACGCAGCGGGATATCGTCAAGCAGACTGACATTTTGGTGGCTACCCTGCGGGCTGACTTCGCCCATGTGCCCTACGACGAGCCTTCCGCTGTGAAACTTCGCTGACGCGAAGGTAGGGGAAAATTAGGGTAGACAGCAACCGCAGGGGCGGGGGTCTAACCGCTCCCGCTCCTGCTTTTACTTTTGTAGAATTTATTCGGATAAATTCGGTTTCGGCTGAGCCAGCAAAGGTAGCAAGTGAGTTTGGTGAGGCTGAATGGGCGTCAAAACTTACTTTGACTATATCGTCGCCAAAGTGACGGGCAACAAGGAGAAGTTGCTAAAGTCTGTCGTTGACTTAGTTTTCAAGGGCTCAGTCAAGCAATCATTAGTGCTTAACTTCAACCTTTACGCCATCAACGCTAAGGTGCACATCCTCAACCGCGTTATCGCCAAGCGCCCGTTTCCGCCCGCTGGGGTTAAGCATTTGCTCACGACTTGGGGGCACACCTTCTTTTGTTTTTACTCGGTCAACAATTTCGTTAAGTTACCCGAAGGCGCACACATTCTTTTAGCCCGCCAATTCGTCATTTCCAACGCCGTTGAGGTCAATGTCTACCTCTGCGTTGCGACGAAGGAAGTTTACGAGGCATTCAAAGCGGAAGTTAAAGACGGCTTTGACGAATTTGAAGACTTAGTTGACAAACTGAAGCGGGAGGTGAGGCAATGATGAATGTTGTTGCTCAAGGGCAAGTGCTCTATTTACTTCAGTCGCAATGGGGCTTAGATACTATGGATAAAGCGTCAGCCTTACTTGGCGCTGCCGAGCGGATTTGGGAAAACCTAACGAGCGTGCCCCTTGAGTATCGTTATGTCTCCGAAGTCATCGCATTCAGTAACGGGCGAGGCTTAACTACCTTCCACCCAATTATTGGCATAGCCAACATTATTGCCCTACCCGAAGGGGTCGCCCTTGAGTATCGTGAAATACAACGCTATGGGCTCATCATCTTAGCCTATCCCTTCAACGGTGAAGCCGTCGTGGAATACTACGCTGGGTTTGAAAGCACTATCCCCGACGACATTGCCCTCGCCTTAGCACACCTCGCTGTTTGGCTGCTTAACGCCGACATAATTGACAGCATTCAATCCGAAGTGCGTGTAGACTTCAATCAACTTCCACCAATCGCAAGGAAGGTGATTGAGGCATGGCGAGGATAAGTCTTCGTGTGCCCGCCGTCGTTTGGCGCAAGCGAATTGAAGAAAGCGCTGATGGCACAGTGAGCGTGACCGAAGTCAAGGCTGGCACAGTCGTGGGTCACTTCGTAACGCCCTCGGCGAGCAAGCAATCGCTAATGCACTCAGCCTTTGGAGTTGTTGATGCCCTTTACTTCGTCTTCGGCGACTTCCAATTCCAAAACGACGACATTCTGGAAATCAACTACAAGCGCTACCAAATCACAAAGATTGAAAACTATTCAACCCTTACGAAACTTTACCTGCGAGGTGAAACCAGTGGCGCTGAAGGTTAGTGTGGCAGTTAAAGGCATCAACGAAGCAGTTAGCAAGTTACGGCGGGGGCGTGACGAAATTCACAACACCTTCGCTAAGTTGGTCGCCCACACTTCGGGCGAGGCACGCAAACACGCCCCTGTTGACACGGGTCGGCTGCGGGCAAGTATCAACTTTGAAGTCTCGGGCTTAACAGGGCGGGTCTACACCAATGTTGACTACGCCAAGTATGTGGAATTCGGTCATAGACGCATAATCGTGCCTGTTAATGCGAAAGCATTACGCTTCTACCTGCGAGGCGTAGGTTGGGTCTTCGCTAAGCGGGCGGAGCAAGGTCGCTCGGGCAAATCAGCGACTTGGGAAAAGGTCGGCGACATTATCCGCAAGCCATTTATGCGACCCGCCGCAAATTGGCTGCGAAACCAATTCACTAAGTTAGCCGAAGCCTTCAAGCGGGGTGTTGCGCAATGAAAGAATTAGCGGCGTTTGAAGTTGCACAGAAGGTTAAAGACTTGGTCTTCAATAGCGTGAGCGGTAGTCGGAAAGTTGACATTGGCGTGGGCTTACTTCGTGATACTGACCTATCCCGCATTACCAAGCCTTTCATTTTAATCGCCCTCGTCAGCACCGAATTAGTGCCTGAAACGCATCAGCACATTTACCGAGAGACTGACAATATTGAAGTCTATGTTATCGCTCGCTCGGTTGAAGACAAAAACAACCTAACTACCGCAATAGTTAACGCAGTTTTAAACGCCCCGACGCCCCCCTACACGCTCACGACGGGGCAACCTGTGGGGCTTTATGTCGTTAGCGTGGATTACCTGATTGAAGGGGGAGTGCCCAACCTACATATCGCCCGAGTTAACCTTCGGGCAGTCACTATGCTGCCGTAAGACTGCAAGTGTTAGGGGTGATAGCGAATGAAAACTCATGCGTTAGACCTTTTTGGTTTCAAAGTTGAGACAACTCGAGGGCAAGAGCCCGCAGGCAACTGGTCTCAAATTGGTCGGGTTAGCGGCGGCGAAATCAACATCAACGAGAATGTGCGCCGAGTTGAAGCCGTCGGCGGGGTCTTCTTCTATCACTCCCTTGTGGAAGCCACTATCAGCGCTGAATTCGCCGTCGTTGACGCCCACCTGCAAACCTTAGTCAACCTCATCAAAAACGACATTACTCTTAGCGTCGTTGCGGGGTCGCCGACCGACTACATTGTTAAGGCGCTCGGTTGTCTCGTTGACGAAGTTACGCTTGAAGGTCGGGTCGGAGAGCCTTTGCGGGCAACGCTTTCGCTGCGGGCAATGAAGCCAAGCCTTGTCACTGCATCACCCAACATTCAACCTCTTAGCGGTAACTTAGTGCTCTGGCACGACGCATCGGTTAGCGTTGCAGGCGGTAACTATCAAGTCAGTCGCTTCCAACTTCGTGTGCGCCGCAACCCGCATGTGACCGCCGATTTCTCGGCTAAGGCTAACAACGAGAAGCGGTTGCCCAACCTTAGCGCTTACGGCGTCGCTGAGTGCGAATTCACCTGCGAAATCTTCTTACCGTTTACGCCACACTTTGCCGCCGACGCTCCCGCCCCCGTTAGCGTCGCAATCTCGTTGCCCAACGACAAGACTTTAAACTTGAGCAACTTCCATATTGCTACCCGCCGAGTGCCCATTTCGGGCGGCTCGGATTTGTGGGTTATGACGCTCACTTTGCAAGGTAGCGCTAACAACATTTCGCTTGATTAGTAGTGAAGGTGATTGACTATGCTGACACGCTACGAGCGGGAAATGCTCTTTATCGCCGCCATGAAGGAAGGCGTTGACGAGTTTTGTAAGCGGGTGGGGCTGCGTGAGCGAGACTTCTGGAAGTTGGTGAAAACGGGGGTTGGCGTCGCTGAGACGATGGTGCGGGAGAATTGGCACGACATCCTGAAGGTATTAGAGTGCAGGGGTGACAAGAAATGACCGAAGAGGTCATGACCTTAGCTGGCAAATGGAGCGAAGACGACTTCAAGTTGCTGCGTTGGCGGGATTTGATTGAATTCTGCGAAAGGTTTGGCACAGGGCTTGAAAACTTAGAAGACCTTCCACCAGCAAAACGCATAGAAGCCGTCGCTTGGCTTGATTGGCGCATTCACACGCTCAAAACGGGAGAGCAAATCTCGTTTGAGGAATGGCTTGAGCGCCCCGCCTTAGGTTTCTTTCAGCAAGCGTAATCCGAAGGATTACGCCCCTCAACCCGAAGGTTTGGGGTTGGGGGGCGCTTCTATCACAAAAATCTACCTTCTCCTTGCTAAGTATGGGATAGTCAACTCCATAGACGACTTCCTCAACCTCAATTTCGCCCAAACTGAGTTAATTTTGCTTAACTTGCAGGAATTGATTAAGGAAGCGCAAGGCTTCTTTTAACCGCAAGTGTGGATGGTGATAGGCATGGCGGATACTACTGTGGAAATCCTAATCCGAGCGCAAGAAAATGTCTCGCAGGCGGTCAATCAGGTTAAGCAACAACTGGAAGGGCTAAGCCAGCACGCCCAAACGGTCTTCGGGCGGTTAACTCAGTTTTTCCAGCAAAACGAGCAAGCCCTTGCCTCTTTGGCTAAGATGGGCGCACTCGTTTCGGGCACACTTACCGCCCTCGCCGTTGCGGGTGCACGCCACGCTACCCAACTCCGTGAGGAAGCCCTTCAAATTGGCACGACCGTAGAAAAATACTCCGTCTACCGTGCAATGCTCCAAGATTTGGAAATCCACGCTGAAATGATACCCTTTTTCATTCTGCGCATGCAGGTAGCCTTCCAGAATGCCGCCGCTGCGGTAGCCGAGAAAGGCAACAAGGTTAATGAGTTGACTATGGCTTTAGCCGTGCTCGGTCAAACTGTGCAATCCCAAACCAACGACCCGTTGGAGCAATTCGTGGCGTTGCTGAAAGAAATCGCTAAAATCCCCGACCAAGCCCAGCAGGCGCAAATCTTGTTTGAGTTGTTTGGTCGCCGAGCCTACACACTTCTACCCGTGCTGCGGGAAGGTGCGCAGGAATTGGATAATTTGATTGCTAAGTATCGGGAGTTGGGCGTCGTAGTTAGCGACGAAACCGCAAACAAGATTGACCGAATGACCGATGCTCTCGGCACATTGAAGGTTGCGGTGCAGGCACTACTGTCAGAAGGTCTTGCAAATGTTGCGCCGACAATTGAAAAAATAGCCGAAGGCTTCAACAAAGTAGTCGCCGCTGTCAAGGATTTCGGAGAAAGCCACCCAACCCTCGCTTCCTTTGTCAGCCACCTTATGGCTATGGTTGCGATACTGGGTATGTTGGCAACTCTGTTTGGCGCTGTCGGGCACGGAATTAAGTGGGTCGGCGAGGGTCTCAAAGCATTAGGCGTGCTAAAGGTGACTGACGGGATTAAAGCACTGGTTGGATGGCTGGGTAAGTTGTGGGATATCCTGAAGATTATCGGGTCAGGCATAACGGCTGTAGTAAGCCCGATTTTGTTAGGCATTGGCGCAATCGCAATAGGTATCGCTGGATTGATTAGGTGGATTGACGAAAAGACTGGAAAAATTAGCGACTGGCTCGCTAAATTGATGCTCCCGAGAGAGATGCGCCACCTCGTTGACGAAGCGGCGAGAGACCGCAGGGAAGCGGAAGCGTGGGAGCGCCAACAAAAGGCTAAGCAGGCAAGGGCGGAAACCAAAGAAACGGGTAGGGAAACGAGAAGGGGTTGGGCTGACTGGCTCAAAGATTTCATGTCTGGCAAAACGCCAGAAGACATAATGAAGCGGGTTACGGATAGAGGGTGGGGCGAAAAAGACGAATGGGCGGCATGGCGGGAGCATATGCTTAAATCCCAGCAAAACATGGAGCAACGCTGGAGTGACTACATCAACAACCTTCAAAAGCAATGGCAGGAATGGTTTAACTACCGCAAACAGTTTTATGACGATGTTAAACGCAAATACTACGAGTGGGTAGACAAGCAGAAGGAAGCGATTGAGCGAATTACCCGAGCCGAAGAGGAAATGCGCTCCCGAATGTCTGAGGCTTACGCCAGCGCTGCCCGACTTGCCGCCAACCTCGCCGCCAGAGCGGGTGTCTATCACATCAAGTATGGCTCTTTCGGTTACTTCGCTATTCCCGTCGTGCAGGAAGCCCAACCCGTCGCCTACACGCCTTCCCGTGAGGAAATGACGCTTAGTTACACCGCCTACATTTACTACTACGCCCAACAAATTTGGCTTTCAATTCAAAACATCGTCGGGCTATTGCAGATGGCGGTTGGCTACCTATCCACTATCGCTGATGCGACCACCAAAGCAGCAAGGGGGGCAACCTTAACCGTCAATGTGCCCTTCAATTACGACCAAATCCGCAACGCCATCAGCGACGCAGTTAACGAAGCGCTCGGAAACCAACTTGCCTACGAGTTAGTGCGGAATGGATAGAGGTGATGGTATGTGCCTTATGTGGGGCTGTATTTTGACCTGAAAGGCTACTTGCTTGTGACAAGCGATGGTTGGGGTGACCTTGCGGGGCTATGTCTGCCAAACTTAGTTGGCGGCACACCTTCGGGCGTAGCCTACATACCCGGCATCAACGGGGCACGACGCCTGATTGTCAACGACCAAGACATTAGCAATCAGCTTAACCGCTTTTTGATTGCCAATTGGATTGAGCCCCCCATTTTCGAATGGATTAACCGAGCAGCGGGTTATCGCAAATATTACTTTTTCAACCCGCTCATCCCCGTCAGGCTCGTGGGAAAAATGTTTTACGCCATCGCTCTGGAGCGAGGTAAAAAGAATCCCTTCCACATTGACTTCTTTGTCTTCATGACGATATTCTACAACAATGGTGGGAATGCAGATTTCATCGCAAAACACTTTGAAGTCAACTTAGACGACGAGAAGGCATCCGCTTCTTTCGTTTCGTTTCACAACAATGGGAAGGTGATGAGGCTCTGGTTTGATTTGCGTTACTCATTTAGTCGCTTCAATGATGTCTCTTTTGCTCCGTTTTTAGCGGGCGACGACGCCAATATGACTACCGACTTGACTTCGTTAGACGACTTCTCTGGCGCTCCCGATGGCGGGGCTTGGGTTTTTAACCCCTTCGTCATCCCGCTGTTTGAAGTCAAGCGCCGTTGGTTTGACCGATATATCGCCTATGTTGACAACCTTTACTACGCCGTTTTGTTTAAAGCCACAGCATTGACAGAGACGCACATTGAGTATGCGGGCACAAACGCAGCGATAGCGAAATCGCAGTATGGGCTTAATAACCTAACCGCCCAATCTGCGCCTTTGCGGTTTTACTATCCGATACAATTTGTCACACTTCAAAGCCCAAACGGCGAATTCATTGTTAGAGACATTCGCACAACTGTGCAAGACGCAGAAGACAGGCTAAATTACCCGTTTGATACGAATTACTTTTGGTCGGGATTTAGGGCGTCTATCTTGCTCCCGTTAGAGACACCGCCAACTTACTACATCGCTTGTGATGACTACGGGTTTCACGAAATCTTTTCCGTGCGACCCGTGCCACTTTTGCTTTCCTCAGCATTCACACACGGTCTTCTTTTGATGTCACACTATCACAAACAGTGGGCATTTCTCCCGTTAGCGCCATTTAACTTCTGCTTTCCACCTTTCAAAGCATACATAGACTACCAAAAAGACCAAATCAACTTTGAGTGTCAAAGAAACATAGTGCTCCAGACTTCATACTATCAGCAAGACCGACCAAATCACGGAAGCGGGGCGTTTATCGTGCGAAACGGTAAGGTAGAAAAGGTATTCCCGATATTCCTTAACTCCTACGCCTTTGCTGGTTGGAGTGACTACACGAAGTTTCCGTTTCCAGCCTTGAGTGTGCCACGCAATTCCGTGCCGACCCGCCCCGACTTGCTTTCAACGCTACCACCGCCCGTAGTTGACGAAGGGGGTGAGAAAAAGAAATGATTCTTGATAGGCAGCAATTAAGGAAGTTGGGGTTTATGTTTGTTGAGTATTCGCAGGGGTTACCATCCCAAGACCCTCGTGTTAGAAATTGGCAAGGCGGGATTATCAATGATTTCGGTGTGATTGTGCACCCGACCTTCTCCATTTGGGCGCAGGAAGGTAGTCGGGGCGTGCATTGTAGCGGGTTTTTAACTGTCGTAGTTTACAACATACAAACCCCAGCAAAACGATGGTGGCGTCGCACGATTAGGTATGACTTGTTTAACATTTTCAACTTGCTGCCCATTATGGCAATAAACCAAAGCCAAGACTTCTGTCTAATTGTGGGTGAGAGAAAGCACATAGTTTTGATTAGTGCCAGCGGAAAGATTGTTGCGAGAAATACCCAATATACAAGGTTTAGGGAGGTGACAGAGGAATTCTATGGCTGACGAAAAGGATAGCCGATTTGCGGGATTAATCAATGACTACAACTCACGAGTTTATGTCGTCAGCGATTTAGTTGACGCACTATCAAGCGTTACGCCGACCCAATTTGTTGAAATAGAAACCGTCGTTGAGCATACGAAAAACAATTTCTACACTTACAAGTTTATCGTGCCAGTAGACTTCGGCTTTAGCCAAGCGGGCGAATTGATAGTGCAATATTTGAGCCCGACACACGAAGGTTGGCATTTTGAGACGAAGGTGTTTGCCCGCCGAATTGACGAGGCGGCGTGGGTCAACATATCTGGCGAGGAATTTCAAGTCATTAAAGACTACAAAGTCATCCACAAGTTTCCGCCCGTAAAGAAATCAAGTGCTGGTGGTGATTAGTATGGGAGTTGAAATTCAGATTTACAAAGCGCCAGCGAGTTTCTTTGGTGTGCCCGCAACCACTTCACCTATCGCCACGCTCAGCGTCTTAGACGCTATGGATTATCAAGAAAAGACCATTGTGCCTATCGGCGGGCGCAACTTCGTCGTTGAAAAAGTCGCCCCGCCCGAAGGTAGTGCAATGCAATTCACTGAAACGAAGGTTTTCGTTGAATTGCCCACCTATGTTGATGACATCACGGATTTCATTAAAGGAGACCTCTACTGTTACCCGCTCATCCTGCGTGGGCAGCGGGCAGCCTATCTTGAGGCGGGGCGGTCGGTGCAAGTGACTGCGAGCGCTTGTTGCAACTTCAAAATCGTCAAAGCGCCCTATGCTCAAACAGCCTTCTGGGTTAGCCCAGTTGAATTCTTAGAATTTAGCCCGACAGGGATTGGAGCGCCTGTCGCTTTTCCAAGTAGTTATGTCGCAGTGACGCCGACGAAAGCCCCCGCAGGCGGGGATTTTTATGACATAACTGCGTTGCTTTATCTTGTGACGCCAGACCCACGCTCCAATCCGCTTTTGGTTTTGAGACTGCAACAAGGCAAAGAAGTCAAGCAATACTACTTCACTTACTACAACCTACCGCCGTCGCCCGAATTTAATGTAAGATTGACTGGGCGGGCAGCGTTTCAAGTATTTCGTTTCCTCTTTTCCCAGCAAATTAATTTGGGCTTCTCGGGCTACATTCTCGTTGATGGTTGGCAAGGTCTGGAATGGATAGAAGTGCCACCTAACCCTCAAAAATCCAACAAAGCCCCCTTCATCTTTCGCAAAGCGTTATCTATCCCGCAACCGACCTTCGTGACAGCGGGCAGCCCGACGGAGTTGCGAGGCGTAACGCAGTTGCAGTGGGGTTGGAAGGATTGCTCGTTTACGAGTTATAGCCCATTGGATTTGGGCGACATCGTTATCGTGCGTATCGTTGACAGCAACAGAAATGAATTCAGTTGGCTCTATAAAGTTGTTAGCGTAGACCAACGAGTGCGGGGCAACGAAGTAGTCTACGAAGTCAAGGCGACGCACCCCGCTTACATGACGGGTAGCGTTGTGCGTCAACCCTTCCGACCGCACCTTTTGACGACCGACTTGTTTGTGAAAGTCGTTAAAGCCTTAGCCCACTATCCCAAAGACATTACCCTTGACAGCGCCTACGAAAAGAAATGGATTTTTGACAAAGAGCAACGAAGTTTCAACACGCTATACGAAGCGTTGGAGTATCTGATGATGCACTTAAGCCCACGACCGACACTTCTGCTTGACAGCGACGGGAATATTGCTATCGTGCCCGCAACAAGCCTCACACCAACCCCGCTTCCGACCGCTATCGCTATTCAAATTACGACCTCAAAGAATGAGAGCACAAACACAGTTAGAGTTGCGCCGTCAGGCGTCTTTAAGTCGGGCTTGGCTTCGGCACGGGGCGTCTATGTGTCAACAACCTATCCGATAGACTATCGCCGTGAATATCAATTTGCGGGCTTTTGGTTTTATCAGGTGGGCACGCCCGTGCGAAACGCCCAAAACCAAATAGAATGGGTAGAAGAAGTGTCTTGGCGTGCTGATGCTGCGGGCGAAATATTTACGACACTTAAAGTTGTGAAGTATGCGTAGCCCAAGTGGGATTGGTGAAACGCTATGGCTTGGGAAGATTTGATTAGATTGCTGCGACGAAGTAGGCAGAGCGAAACTATCACTAAACCGCCTTTTGCCCCGACAGTGTATATGAAGCGGGGGCAAAAAGTGGTTGATATTGCCAATGTGACAGATGCCGTCTACACCAAAATTCGTGCGTCTGTGCTGGAAACCTTAAGTGTGTCGGATGAAGCAGGCTTCTATCTTTCCAAACTCCAGCGAAGTGTGGGCGACATAATCAGCGTGAGCGACTTGGTTGACTATCTCATACACGAATATGTGCGCCAAAATGTTGCTGACGACATATCAGTCAGCGACGCAGTCAACTTCGTGTTGTCAAGCATTAGCAGAATTAGCGCTGCGGCGAGCGATAGCGTGACGCTAAGCGAAGTGCTGAATGCGTTGCGCAAAGATTTCGCCCCGAGCGACACCTTGAGTTTGAGCGAAAGCGTCGCTTATCAATTGAGGTCACCCCAACCCCCGCCTTCTGGCTACATTATCCCCGACTCCTACATCGTTTATAACCAACTGTATCAACAGATTAGCGCCGACCTTTCTGTGTGGTGGGATAATGACACTTCAACGACATACTCGCTTTTCTACTCCACACCTGTACCTTACAACCCGCGTGTCGCTTTTCTTTATTTCAACAACCCAGTAACTTTGCCAAGAGATATTGAAATTTACATTTCCAACTACACAGCAAACAAAACGCTTCACATTCGTGTCTACTATTTGGGTGGCTATGTGTCGTCTGTCACCTTAGTGCCAAACAGAGTAGGGTGGTTTACAGTTACAATAGAAATGTTGTGGGGAGATTTCTTTGATGAGATGGAAATCAGCACTGACACGACTTCCATGGGCTTCATACAGATAGCGGAGTTTCATGTGCTTAGCTCATCCTCATATTCGTCGGGCGGCTCTTCAAGTGAATGAGGAGGTGTATAATGTATGACTGAATTGAAAGATTGCGTCAAACTCGTTGGCATCGTTGAAGTAACGCTCAAAGATGCCAGCACGGGCGAAATAGTCTATCAAGAGTGTGGCTACAATACTATCGTTGCGCAGGGAAAGGCTTATATGCGTCGCAACATCATCCAGCATTCCACCCAGTATAACGGAAACTTTTTGTGCCTGAGTGGCTCAAGCAACACGCCGAGCGATAGCGAGACGACCGTGCCCTCGCTGATTACGCCCACTAAGACCGCCACGAAGTCTATTGTGACCGAGGGCGGCGTTGAGTATATGCGTTGGGAAGCGACTTGGGCGACTTCGGAAGCCAACACGACGATTTACAGCGTCGCAGTCGCAGAAAACCCCGATGGCACAGGCGAATGGGCTCGTTATGTTTTCTCAAGCCCAATCAACAAGACTTCAACACAGGAATTGACGATAACCTACTCAATCTTGCTACAGTGAGAAAAACTCGGCGAGTTTCTCTCTTAGTCGCTTAATGTGGGTGTCAAAGTCGTCAATCAGGAAGCGCAACTCGTCTATCTCGTAGCCTTCAATGATTTTGAGTGCTATCTCACGCTCGGGCTCGGGTAACTTGTTGATAAAGTCACGCAACTCAATCTCGTTGTAGGGAAAGTCTTCTGTGCCAAAGAGAGCCAAATTCTTTGCGTCGGCGTCTTCGTCGGCGTCGGCGGGCTCAATGTCACTATCTTCGTCGCCAAGCAGCGATAGCGGGATTTTCTCAAGCCGACCTTGATTTGCCACATTTGCGAAGGCGAGGTT